CTTCATCATTAAGTTGATTATGAGTCCTTTTAGCGTGCTTCAATAATTCATGAGCATGAAAAGCAACACGACCTCTTCTTTGTGTTTTATTTAATTTTGGATCACTCATAGAATCTTGCATCTTGTCATGGTGATGACGAACAACACTTAGTGAGTTTTGGTATGTATTTTGTGGTGGGTATTTTTCTTTGCGACGTGCTAAGACTTCTGCATACCTTTTATCGTCTGCGGCATGACGCTTTTCTGCTTCACGTCTAAAATCTTCACGCCCCTGACGGATCGAATCAGATCGTCTTTTGACTTCAGCACGCTTGGCCTCGGCATCAGAACGTGCTTTCTTTTGTGAAGCCAATGCTTTCGTACCTGCGCTTGCTGGCTTCATTCTATCTTTGACTGCGTTATAAGATGTTTGTGCAGCAGTCATTGATACATTATCGGGATTTTGTTTTGCTGTACGAATATTTGCAGCAGTTCTCTTATTTACAACAGAACGTTCTTTTCCTTTAGAAGTAGTCAATTTAACCTTTTTTACCATAAGTTTCCCCTATGTCTATGGAGGGCAGACATAGAAAAGCTGACCTCACCAAATACCACAATTTTCTTCTATTTATAAGAAATGGGCATTTGGTGAGTCAGATATTAAGTAGATAAAGTAGGTCGATTCGTCCAGCCGTTGAACATGTATTCTGGTATAGATCCATTAAACCCAGAACCAGAATTCAATCGTTTAACCAATTTCTTGGCGTCAATGGTATTCTTGACGGCCACCACTGCCTTTGTTTTAGAATCAACAACGAAACTTTTTGAATTGCCAGTAGATTTCAATTGAAACTTCTGTCGTTTCTTGCTCACTCAGCATCTCCCTTTTCTACTTCAATTATTTCCTTGAAAATCATTTGAAGTGCTTCCTCAATGTATTTCACTTCCTCAGTAAGGTTGTTCACGACAGTATCGTTGAAATTTTTATCTGCGAATGGTTTCTTGGCAACAAAGTCCAATGTCTCACGCAAATCCTTGATACGAATAAGGTATGCGTTTACTTCACCATCAAACTTCAGTGGTATGAAATCATCTGGTCCTGTTTCGAAGTCAATACTTCCGAAAGGTGTTTCTATTTCCATTAGCTAAATCCTTGTACTTTTGGTTTCTGTTTAGTTGTCATATCAGTGTCACTAGGACCATCTAGCAGGCTACCCTGGTCCTCCAGTTCTATATTATAGATCCGCATGCGCGATTTATCCACACCCACCATAAACCGACGCGGCGATGCAAGTGGGTAGTTTCGATTCTTTACCTGTTTGAATAGATACATTTCACGCGAATCAAGTTCTTCATCCTGTGCAATGGCAAGTAGCAAGTCTACCGTCATTGGCAATCCAAACGAGTCGGCGGTATCATCCATATCAATATCCAGCGATTTAGCTGCATTGCGGTTTACCTGAGTAGCCGTAACTACTGGTATAGCAAACTCTGCACCAATTGATCGCAGTTCTTCTGCAATGGCCTTAATATAGGTATATGAGTTTACAGATCCCGCTCTGTATCTCGTTGATGCACAAATATTTAGATAATCAATGAATACGATATCAGGAGTGAATTTCTTCTTGATACGGAGTTCTTCAAGCAGGTTTCTGAAATGGTTTGCATTGGCACCAGTCGAAGGAAATTCCTTGATGATACACTGACCTTTCACATTCTGCTTTACTGTTTCGTATCGTGATAAAAATTCGTTCCTTTCCATCTTGGCTATAGTTGTTGAATCCACGTCCATCCAATTTGAATCAATTCGCATGGAAATCATCTTCTCGGACATTTCCATACTGATATACAGAACGTTTGCGCCTTCTTTAGACATGTGCGCTGCCAGCGAACACATGACCAGGGATTTGCCTATTCCAGGTGGAGCCATAAAACAGAACAGAGCCTTTTCAAAAAAACCACCACCTGATATCTTATCTAGCAGTGTAATGCCTGTACTGATATGATTTGTAGCTTCGTGGTATTGTTCCCACCTGAGAGCAACGTCATTAAGTAGATCGTGCCCAACAGATGTATCAAAACAAACCTGTAATGCGTCTTGCAATAGCTGTGGTATTGCAGCTTTAGTTAACGATTTTTCTCCTGAATCTATGATGTTGATAGATTTGGAAATGGCATTGAATAGAGCCTTATCCTGGCAAAATTCTTCGGTCTTATCGACCAGCCAATCCAGCTTTGTAGCTTCGTCTATTTCCATCTCACGAATGATATCACGAGCGCCATCGAATACCGGTTCGGATAAGTCTTCTCTTTCCTGAAGTTCTACATATAGACTTTCTTTATTAGGGAAATCACTATACGTTTGAACATACTTTTCAATCATCTCAAAGACGGTTTTCTCTGAGGTATCATGAAAGTAATCTGAGTTCAGAAAGGGGAATACTTTACGCGCATACTCGTCATTCAATATGAGATGTGACAGTATTACCTTCTCCATATATTACGCCTTATATTTTTTCTCGATGTATTCTCTCAAGTCTGTGTTTTCCAAGATCTCATTCCAGAATTCATCATTCCTCAATAGATCTCGTTCGCGGTAGTTCTTATCACCAACTACACCAGTGATTTGTGCAGCATACCAACCTTGTTTGGGCTTGACCACGGAACCATGCTCAAGTGCTAATTCTAGCATACCTGACCACTTTTGTATACCATCATCCCATGAAACAGTGACAGGAATGCGTGATTTTTCCTTCACATAGCGTGATTTTTCAACGTTGATTATGAAGTGATAGCCATGTAATTCCTTGGACGAGTCCATGTCCTGTTGGCGTCCGATGATCCAGATTGTACCAGATGAATAGTACGCACCAGTCCCACCACCAACGATATCCTTTGGAAACATACCGATTTCCTTGTAAGTGTGATTAACCACCAGCATAGGAATATCCTTGGTGTTCAGATGTGGCGTGACCATTCGGAACAGTGATTTTAGCTGCTTGGCTCGCGTCATGTCAGCTACAGATCTCTCATCCAAAGCATCCTCAACTTCTTTTCGTGAAGCCAAGTTACCAATCGAATCAATTAGGATAAGCACATGGTCATCCTTTTCAATTTCCTTTAGCTGCTTCATGATATCAAACTTAAGCTGTTCAATGTCCTCGACAGGAATATGTACAACACGTTCCATGTCTACATTAAACCGTTTGAAGTATGCTTCTGGAGATCCAAACTCCGAATCATAAAACAACACCACTCCGTCTTCATATTTCCTCTGAAATGCTTCAGCTAAGAATAGTGAAAATCCGGTCTTGAAGTGTTTAGATGGTCCTGCTAACTGTGTTAGTCCCGGCACCAGCCCACCATCAAACATACCAGATAGGGCAACATTGACGATTGGTACATCTGTTACAATTGAATCTTTCTTCCCATAGACCTTCGATTCTGTGAGCACAGATGCATTTTTAATCGACGTGTTTTTCAGTAATTTTTGTGATAGTGTCATTCCGTAATTCCCTTACTAGTTGTTTAAGTTCTAATATCTCAAAAGAGAGAAGCTGTTCTCCCTCTTGTATCTCTTCGATGTATCTAAGAAGTTTGAGATAGCGTTGTCTTTCTTCTTCAACGCCGTCTCGTTTGCCCTCCCGATACGATTCGTATTGTAGATTATGAGTCATTTTCCCAATGTCCTCCGAGTGTATTGACCGGCCTTTCGGTCCAGCCTATTGTGTCTAAGATTGAACGCATCGGTTCCACAATCGATTTGTCAAATTGCTTATCATAATCGATGTATCTCTCCAGACCCAATTCGGTAGGGAAAGTTTCAGTGGGTAGCGCGATAACGTTTTCGTTTATCGGATTGGGCATTCTGAGATAGGTATACTTCACCTTCTCGCCCTCAAAGATTTCTTCAAGAGACTTGTCTAATCCCCAAATTTTCCGATAATGATTGTACAGCAACGCGCCTCTGTAATAGATAGGCGACTTGCTACCATAAATGGTAGCAGAATCAGCGTATTGTGTCAAGTTATTTACAGATGAGTTGAACGCAATTTCGCCAAATGGTAACTCACCATGTTGTTCACGGAGCTTCCTGAAGTAAGCATGCAATGATGCCTCATCCTCTTGTAGGATCACCCTAATAGCTTCTTTAATGACATCTCTAGCTGCCGATGGTGTAGACGATCTTACACACTCCAGACCCATAATTTTCAGATCTGGTTCGTGGTATCGCACACCTTCGTTGTCTAGGACGTTAAGCATATATCTCTTTTTAGCAACGAACACGCCGCGATCAGAGATAGCTTCACGCTTCATGAACATGGCTTGCTCTTTGCAGTTCATCGTGTCTGATAGCTTCTGGTACATCTTATCCAAGAATGGTTGTATGCGTTGTTCACACAATTTATCCAAAAACTCCAGTGCATCCTTTGGGCATTTCTGCTTGACCAATAAACCCATGTCCACATACACCGAGTCGGTATCAATCGCGATTATATAATCACCATTGTCTGTATCACAAATCTTATTCATCATATCGTTAATGAATCTAGCAGCCCATTTAATAGTCAACTGACCAGACGTGGTAACAGCTTCAGCCATGTCCAATGAAAACCATCTGAAATACTGGTTTGCCAACGCACCATATGCTGAGTTCAAACGAACCTTCATAGAATATTGAAGCGTATCATAATGTGCAATCTCTGAATCATATGCATCGGGATTGTCCGAAGCCTCTTTCTCTTTCTTGAGATCGAGCATCTTTTTCTTATAGATCTTTCTCTTGGCAAACAGATCTTTCATAAGCTGTGAAAGGAATGAAACCTCTTTACGATCAAACAGGCAGAAATTGCCTGAAACTGCTACATCCTTCTTTTCTAAAAATTCTGCATAATCTTTCATCGAGCCATCAATGATTTGTTCTGGCGTGAAACTCTTGGACAGTTTACCTCGATATGTATCAGGACCAATGTTGTATGCCATAATCAAGTGTGGATACAGGGATTGTAGGTCAAAAGAAACTACCCACTCATGCATTCCTCGAATTGGGTCTTTCACAAAACCACCTACTGGATGACGCAAAACGTTCTTTTTCTCAAATTTAGGTACTACGATATTACGATCTAGTAAGTAGTTGTGAATGGCTACATCCCATGACTTGGTTGTGCCAAGGGCATCCATGTAATTAACACCAGCATCATAGGCAATAATGTAGACCAAATCCAACAGGTGACGTTTCTGATCTATGCGTCTAATCAGATCACAGTCACGCACGTTATATTCCATAAACTTCTGGTGGTCGCCTTCATAGAGTTTTTGAAGAGATCCATATTCAGAATTATGTGACATAAGACCATTTGCTATTATCGTTTTATGCTCAGTTCCAATACCAATTACCTCCATTTCTCCCACATATTCTATACTTATTATAGTATCTACAGTTGTAGCTCTACCAGGAACATTGATGCCTTCGATATGTTTTTGAAGATTTTCTATTAAACGTGTTGATCCAGTTTTTCCCAACAATTCTATAATTTGTGAAAAAGATGTTATATAAACGTGATTTATATTTCGTTTATCATCAACACGAACGGAAAATTTATATCCTTTCTCTTCAAGAATTTTTACAATTTTATTAAAAATTTTACCGGGTTTCTGTGAAATACCAATAGATGTTTTAGATACATATCCTTCACCATCCAATATACCGGCAAGCCAACCAGAATCATAATCCAATTCTAATGACCACACTTTTGAAATTCTTGGAATTCGATCACCAATTTTTAAATGCTTGGTCTTTATCCAATCATATGTTTTCCATGATTTCCCATTATCCTTTTTTGGAATAGATGCCAACCATCGATGATTTTCCGAAGATATGACCTCCCCCTGATTAGTGATAATTTTGTAACAAGGTTGTTTAATTTTCGTCAAAGACACAACCTTAGTTTTTCTAGTCCTTCTAATAGAATTCAGTTTACCACTTTTATTAGACGAATGTTTCTTCTTAGAACCATATTCATCAAATGCTAATAATTCATCTCCAACCTTCAATTCATTAGCACTTATATGTGATAAATCACTCCTTAAAATTTTCGTATCTGGTGACACACAATAATCCAACTTACGCTCACCCAATTCCACATAAGCAATGTGGTCCAAGCGGTATGTTTCTTGTGGTTCGAAAACGCCAACGAATTTCTTGTACATGGCTAGGTAATCGAGGATAGCTACACCCTTTGGAAAATATGTCATCTGTGGTTTCCCATGAGACATTATCTCACGACCATACATTGAGCGCCATGGTGAAAATTTCTTGGCTTCCTGTTCGTTTCCAAATATTCTATTTGTTCTGTGTACGATGTAGGGAATATCAAAGAATTCAATGTTCCAACCAGTCCACACGTCAACCATCCATCGCTCATGATTAATGATACGATAGAACTTCTGCATTAGTTCAAATTCACTACCACATTTGAGATATGTGGTGTTTGAATCAGTTGGTTTGAAATCTTTGTATCCCAGGACAAATATCTGGTCTTGATTGGGATATTGAATTGTGATCGCTGTGATCTCAGAATCTGCTTCATTGATATTTGGATAGCCGTCAACGGTCGATACCTCGATATCGAGGATCGCTACTCGCAACTGCTTAAAATCGGGCTTGACATCCTGGTAGTTTTCATATATATACAGATATTCAGGTTTATCTAGTCCGTATACGTTGAAACCTTCAATGCCAGCATATTTGTTGTATTTGTCTCGGAAGTCGTAGATGCCGTTGCACATGACCATATCAACCGGCTTGCCATCAATGGTCTTAAAGCTAGTCTCAGAGCCCTTCTTAGCCGTCACAAAGTACCAAGGCTCGAACCCATGCCTGTGCATGAATGGCTCTCCATTCTCATGGAAACCTCGTACAGCTATGTTGTTACCAACGACAGATACGTCAGTATAAAATTTACCCATAATTACCTCATGTAACATTCATGTACTAGGTGTAGCACATTTATCACACCATGTCAAGCAAAAACGGCAGACCATTGGCCTGCCGCTTTGCGAAATGATTTGCTCACTGATTATTGAGCAGGGACGTTGCCGCTGCTGAATACACCAGCTAGGAATGAAATGTCAATA